AACCAAAATCAAAATCTAATAAATCACTCATAAATAACTCTCTCCTTTACAGTTATTTATACAAGTAAGAATGCTAAAGCTTCTAATTATCTTCTGTATTTTGGTCTTTAATTTGTTTAATTATATTAACTAGATCTTCAATAGTATCTACATCTGTTTGATTTTCTGTATCAATTTCAACGTTTATTGTTATTTTCATAATCCAATTAGGGCCCAACCATGATTTGCTATAGCGTTAAGTATGATTGCCAGACAAGTAAGCATATGTGTAAGCCACCAGATGCTACGAATAAAGGCAATAGTATCTGCTTGCTTATCAGTTTCACCAACCTTTTCTCCTAGACTCTTAGCCCAGATTCTCCACCACTTAGACATTGCCACGCTTAGTTAATTCATTACGAATCTTCTGCTTCTTTTTTGGTGGTGTATTACTATTATCTAAAGCTTCTTTCAACTCATTAGTTGAAGTTGATTGCATGTAATAGTTTTGTACCATGCCAGTTTTTTGATTCTTAACGCTATCTTTAAATTTGATTGGCATTAGATTTCTCCTGTAATATGTTTATAAATTTCTTTCCATTTCCAATAACGTGGTATATCACCTTCATAATACGCGTTATGATCATGAGCTACAAGTATTGAATTAAGTCCAAATGAAGCTCCAACTTCAGCATTCTCTGGTTTATCTTCAACCCAGAAACATTCAGTTCCTTCGTATTTAGCCAAAGCTTCAGTCTTATCAGCACCACATGCTAGATAGACATAATCATCAAACATACCTTTACCAAATAACAGCTCAAGGTTTTGTGTTCTAAGTCTTTGTGCATATTTATTTATACTTAAAGATGTAACGCAATGGAATCTATAACCATGCAACATATTAAGTCGTTTCATGTAATAAACAGCATCTCTTAATGGTGGTAAGAAACCAATGGCTGCTGAATCATTAAACTCAGCTACTAGGTCATGACCATACTCTTTGGATATTCCAAATCTTTTACCAACATTATATTGTTGATCATCAATCGTAGGGAATCCTTTGTGGTTCATCCATTGAGTAAATGAATACTCCCAGTCACATAAGACGCCATCGCAATCAACTAATATTATATTTTCTTTCATTTCTTTCATAAGTCCTTATCAATTTATAGGTATATTATATCATACTTTTAGTGCGTTGTAAACGTTTATTTCACCTATATTGAAAATATTTTTCTAACATATTGTACTTATCAACATACTCAGCCATTAAACCAAGCTCTTTTTCAAGAGTTTCCATTTGATCTGAATGCTCTCCGACTGATACTTGATTGCTCAAAATAATGTCTGCATTCATTTGATGCTTTGCTGCTTGAGCTTGCATATATGCCATAGATGTTTTTATCATGTCTTGCCTAAAATTTCTCATTTATCTTCTCCTTTAAATTATATGTTATTAGTAACCGCCGCTCTTAAACCAGCCTTTACCTTTTAATTTAAACCCACCAGTAGTACTAGGAACCATAACCTTTTTAAGTTCATCCTTTTTACATTCTGGACAATTAACAAGTGGGTCATCGCTCATACGCTGCATGATTTCAAATCCATGATCGCATTGTTTGCACTTATAGTTATACGTTGGCATTAATTAATGTACTCCAATCTGTGTCTTCTGGCATCAACTCCACTTTGGCAGAACCATCTAGGCCATTACCAGTTTCTTGCATTTGTTTAAAGATACCAGCAATACTCATTCTAAGCCCATATGTTTCTTTATGACATATGTAATTAGAACCACTGTGACCATAAAAGTGAATTTCATCTTCATGGTCAAATACAAGATTAATGCCGCTGTTTAGGCGCCACGAATCACCATGTAAGTAACCACCACTCCATCCTGCTAATACTTTGTAGTAAGTTCTGCCTTCTATTATTATTTTAACAACAACCCAGCAGTCTGGGTGGTAATCTTGACTCATTGTACAGCCTCTTCAAGTGCTTTAATGTATTTACGTAAGTCTTTAATTTCGCATTCAAGCCAGTTAATATATTCTTCAACTGGAGCTCGTTCACATAGAGTTTCGCAGCAAATTGATATCTGTTGCTTTGCTATCACTTCTAAGCTTTTAGAAATCCTCATTAATCCTCCAACCAACTATCGCTTTTAATACCAGCATTCCAATCGCCAAATATTTCTGGTGCTAGTTTTCGTGCTTCTTCCATATGATACTCACCAGGATAATGCTTCAAACATCTATATGCTTCTTTTCTTATAGCACTTGGTACCCGTGGTGTCTTCTTGGGATCCATCAAATCTCTGAGAAATATTTCAGTATTCTTTATAGCCCATCTTCTCTCATTCGGCATTGTCATCGTCTTATTAACTCCTCAATCATACATGACTTTAGTACACCAGGTGGGTTGCACTGTTCTAAAACTGCTTTGAGATGATCAGTTTCCATGTCGCCAATAGGTATCCAACGAATTGGTTGGTCACCATTGATACCATAAGAACCCCAAGTCAAAACTTTAGCTTGAATTTCGTGAGGTTCATTATCATATAAACATAAATCTACTTCATCACCATGCGCGCTACGACGAACATAAGCTAATCCTCCATCAACCATATAAGTCTTACCATTGGCATCAGTATGTGTCTTATAATCGTGACGATGTGTCGATTCTAAGATCGTGCCGTCAGGAGTTTGCATGGCATTTTTAATTAAATTCTTCATTATTTATGTCCGAATAGTTTGCGTCTTTTATATTCAGTAATAGTTTCTAGTAACTTTTTAGACCAGTTGTCACGATGTTCAATAAAGACTTGAGCGCCCTCATCACCAGCGATTACAGTAACTAATTGAGTAATTGGCATCCCTGTCCGTTCTTCCCACATAATAGCATATGCAGTTTCTTGTATGAAGTAACCTTCACACCATTCTTTTTTCTTAGTCTTAGCTGAAGTCTTATAATCAATAATAGAATTTTTACCATCAAAGACTCCAACGCAATCTACTCTACCAGCAACACCTAGATGTTCTGAGTATAAAGCAGCCTCTTGGGCATAGACCTTGGTTAGTCGACTATCTAAGATTTCTTTTACTTCCATAAAGTTGGACTTTACAATAAGATTAGCATCTTTTAAATAGTCTTCTTCATTATCTACGTATCTTTCCAATACAGAATGGACTGCAGTACCACGAGTAGAAGCCCTGCTGCTAATTTTATTAGCTTGTTCGTCTCCTACTCTTGCTCTCCATTCCCTAATGTGGTCTTCACTTAGTATAGAAAGTACTGTAGTAATAGAAGGATACTTAATCCCATTAGGAGCAGCGTATTTTCGCCCAGCATCAGTAGTCTTTGCGACCAAATCTTTGTAGCCAAGATCAATTGGTTCATGTTCGAAGTTTCCTTTATTCATACTTGTTTGCGCCATGGACGTCTAGAGCCATCTTGAGGCCTGCCCGTTTGAGCCATTTCTGACTTATAGCCATTAATGGTAAAATTCAGTTTATAGGGATCAATACCAGAAGTATTTTCGATAGCTCGATGAACTGCAGCTAATTCCAGATCGCGTTCAGGCTTATTGGACTTTAGCTTCTCTTTATGTACTATGCCATATAGTTCATAGAGTTTAAAATGCGATAAAGGTTTAATTAGATTTCGAGCTTCTGCATCGTAATCTCGTGATTCATTTTTATCTTCATGTCGCCATCTACTCATAATGTAGTTCCTTTCTTTATCATTTAATATATGTATATTATATCATAGTTTTGGGATTGTGTAAACATTTATTTTACCATTTATTAGATCATTTAGTTATAAGCTTAATCTAATTCCCCTCGTTCAATCATTTCTTTAGTCATAATGAAATCCCTTACAAAGCCAGATCTTACAATGTCTTCCCACTTGAATTCAATATGATCAAATGCACGCATATTTTTAATGATATTGATGAAATAACTAATACCATTTTGATCACCCTTACGAGTAAAGTCTGATTGATAGTAATCACCAGCCATTATAAATCTACAATCTTCGCCGAGTCTTGTTATAACTGAGCAAAGTTCGTGATAGGTACAGTTTTGAGATTCATCAATAATAACAATTGCATTTTTAAGAGTAATACCACGAATAAACGATGTTGTAAGAAACTCTATTTGTTTACCCGAAGTAAGCTTTGTCCAAGCATCTGAATCTTCAAATAGATCATTAACAATTGCTTTATATGGAGCTGTGTAAGCGTCTTCTTTTTCTTCTTGAGTTCCAGGAAGAAATCCCATGTCTCTTGTGGGAACTGCAGAACGTACAATAATAACCTTTTCATATTCTTTATTAAACACAGCTTCTAATGCGAGATATAGAGATATAAAGGTCTTACCAGTACCAGCTGAACCATCTAAGCATAGATGATTACCACTAGCAAAAGATTCGAATGCTAGTTTTTGATTCTGAGTTAATGGATCAAGCTTTACTAAATGCTCTAGTTTTAAACGTAATGGTTTTTTATTCATTTTGTATTGATATTCCCTCTATCAGCTGGTGGCATTCCACTTTGAATTCTTGATTGGACTTCTTTCCATCCTTCGCCTGCTTTCTTTAAAACAGATCCACCAGTTTCTCCAATAATCTTTGGAGCTGAAAGTACTTGTTGAATGTTTTCATCTTTAACGTATTCTTGCATGTCAGCAATAGACATCATTTTTGTATATACTTCGCCAGAAGTTAAATTTCTAAAATCATATAATGGCATTAAACCACTCCGGTTGTTTACGATTAGTCCAAATCATTTTGAACTTCTCTTGTTTTGTTTGATAAAAATTTCTATAGGATTGTACCGCGTTTGTTCCACCTAACTCATTAACAACGCATTCTGGATTAGATCCCATAGCTAGCTTATATGGAGTTTTACCTTGTTTTATATTAACAGGTAGCTTTTTAAGAGCTTCTCTCAACTTAGTATCTGTTGAATGAATCTTTCCATACCTATATGTATACTCATCGCATAGTGCAATGAAATGCTCGTAGTGCCAAGTATAATTACAACAGCCTTCTCGAGTCCAAATAGTTGATGGGTGATTAAAATGACATGCCTTATATAGAATATCTTCTCTTTCATCGGCAAGTTTAAAGTATTGTAACATAGAACCAGACTTAGATGGTCTACGTTCCATAACGCCATCTACCATTCTATGTACTGTTGATAGCATTTGAGCTGATTCAACAATCATTTTTACTACATGTTTGTCACATTGTAACTGTGCTGCTATCACTGGATCATCATCTAAAACAAATATATTCATAACGAGTCTTCTATTATTTAATACAGGTATATTATATCATACTTCTTAGCAAATGTAAACCCCTCAGTGAAATTAATTTTACCTTTTTTCACTGAGGGGAATAATCAATGCGCCTTGCTAATTGCCTCCATATCATCTAGGAAATGATTTAAATGCGCGATTTTCTTCTCCATCTTGTACGCTAACACCTCTTTTCCTTTCTTCATTAATTTTCTTTGATAGTATAATGCCTCATTTCGATCTTTCCTAAGGCGTTCAATTTGAATATAACTCATAAGCAATCTCCGGGTTAAGTTAATTGAAACTATCATGATATAGATTTTCTGGTAATAGATCTCCTATTTTTTGATTAAGTTTGGAAACGCGCCTTTAATCATAGCCTTTGTAATATATTTGAGTTTGATATTTTTATCTTTGGCTTCACAGAATAACACAGCGTCGTCCGGGTGAATTGATTCTAATAAATCGATAAATATTGTTTCTCTTTTAAATTGATTAAGCTTTGGTGTTGCAGCTTGTACAAAATTTCTAAACTTAGGATATTCAAATCTAAGTTGTTTTGGTAATTTTTCGCCAGAAACATCAAACTTTTTAAATGGTGGTTCACCGGGTGGTAATGCCAACTCAATTGTCTCATCAAAGTTGATACGTAATATATCCTTGAGAGCTGTACAGTCTTGCTCTTGCAAGTACTTGACCCTGTCACCTTTAGTTCCTAGTTTGTTAGCGTTTTTTAACACTTCGCTAATAAGTGGTTTTGTTGCTGGTTTAGCCATTGTAAAATTCCTCTACACATTCAATCAATAGATTGCATCGTTTTTTAATAAGATAGTTTAATACTTTCATCTTCATCGGAAGCTTTTGTTCCATAAATGTATTTATAATATTTTTTTGGTGGACATCAGGAATCTCTTCAAGATCAATAAGAGTTTTGTTTCTTTGATAGTTTCTATACTCATCTTGAGTCATTATTTCTTTTAGGTTATCCATATTATCAGCCCAATGCTCAATCTTTTTCTTAGTCATTGGAGCTTGACGAATACCTTCCATGATAGCATTATCAGGAGATAGAATATTAGGAATGCCATCACCTTTATCGCCTCGACAAATATGATCAAACTTATAAGTCCTAGGGTTCTTATCAACTACTATTTTCTTTTGAATTGGAGAATACTGCTTAACGTTGTTGTATTTGTGGAGTTGGATAAAGTCTTTATCTGATGAGATAATCATCACTGGTTCATGTTGACCAAACTCTTGAGTATTCATAGTAAGAGTGCCAATGACATCATCAGCCTCGCATCCATCTAGGTGGATTACTTTATATGGAAAGTTTTCTTTTAACTCTTCGCGTACTAGATTTAAGATTCTAAAGATCTCTCCCCAGTCTTGATCTGACTCTTTACGATTCTTTTTACGCATTCCTTTATATTCAGGAAAGTAATCTTTACGCCAGTATCCAGAACCATCAGCACAAATAACCATTTGACCGTATTCTTTTCGATACTTCTTATTATACATACGGATACTGTTTAGTATCATATGTCTTATCATATCTTCATCATTTAGCTTTTGTACTATAATATTAGATAGCGCTATTTGGCTATAGTCAAGTAAAATCATTCAATTGCACCCATTAGTTTTTCGTATATATTATCAAAATCGTCTTGTAGGAAATGACGAGTACCGCCATATCTCATTAACATCGAAGATATCATGTTCATAATAACAAACATATCACGCTGTTCAGGCATTTCTTCATCTCTAAAATCTAGTTCATCAAATAAACTATAATCGTTTAGTAAAACTTCTTCTAATACAAGAAGACATGTTTGTGCTGCTTCTTGACAATCATTAACGTATTCTTCATGCTCGCTTTGAGCTGAATAATATTCTTCGTCTATTGCGGCTTGACGAATATGCATTGGAAACTTTATCACTTTACTCATATATTATCCTTATTTAATAGATATATTATAACATACTTTTAGGTGTTTGTAAAGGTTTATTTTAAAAAACTTTTCACTGCGTTACCGCCTAACTTAATCTGAATAATACCATTGTAGTATTCGTCAGTTAATAATACTTCCCTATCAAACTGTTCTTTTGCTTCCATGTATGAACATTCACCTTTAGTCTTACAGAGGTGTAATATCTCTCTATAGAATCCATCATCTCCTATCTTTTCGTGATGCTCTTGAAGATGCTTATTAGAACCCCAGTAGGTCTGCCAATCAGATTCAACTAGAGTCTTCTTTCGACGTTTTCTCGTCTTGGTTATTCCCAGAGTCTTCTGACTCCAGAAAAACTTTTTTCCAACGTATTTCTGGGATGTTGCTAGGTTCGTTATCAGGTAAACGAAACCGTAAACGTCTTTGTGATTGAAGTCTTCTGGCGGTAGCCATTCTGAACCTTGATAATGCCATGTCATTTTACTCGTCGTTAAAGTCTAGTTCTTCTAGAGCTTCGTCCTGTTCTTCGCCACAGTGTGGACAAAATAAAACTATCTCGTCTTCCTGGTGCCCAATTATGCTTCTATTATAACAAACTTCACAGTTAACCACTGATCGCTTCATATGTTATCCTATGTCTTTAAATTGATCCCAACCACCAATAGATTTACCATCAACTTTTATTTGTGGGAATGTTCTTGCAAAGGGAAATTCTTCTAATAACTTTTCGCGATCGAAGTCCTTTCCAAGTTCGAATACTTTGTATTCTGCTATACCATAACTTTTTAAATTTTCAGCCTTGGCCTTTGCGTAATCGCAGAATGGACATTGACTCTTACTATAAATTTCTATGTTCATCATAAGCTTAATCCTTTTAACGCGTTACTATCTATATCTTGTTTAACTCCACCAATTACATAAGAGCTGATTTCAGTTTCTTGTGGAGCGACTTGTACGTTACTGCCACCAATCCACTTTTCAGTCCATGGTAATGGGTTAGCCTGAGGAACTACATAAGGACATGGTAATCCAATAGATCTCATTCTTTTACAACCAATCCATTCAATATAATTAGCTAAGATCTTTTCATTAAGACCAATCATAGAACCATTTTGAAACAAATAACTAGCCCATTCTTTTTCTTGGTTAATTACTTCTTCATATAATGCAATTGACTGTGGTTCCATTTCTTTTGCGATCTTTTCAAAATCTTTATCTTCTTTCTTAAGAAGCTTTAGCATAGTTGTAGTTGAAGCTAAGTGAACGTTCTCATCTCGAGCAATCAACTTAATAATCTTTGCGTTACCTTCCATCTTTTTAAGTTCAGCGAATGCCCAAGAACATGCAAAAGAGACATAGAATCTAACACCTTCTAAAGCGTTAGCGCTCATCATAGCCATCCAAATAGCGCGCTTATGATCCATTTTGTTTGTTGGACCACGATTACAATCAATAAGATCATCATAGTATTTACCAATAGACTTACCGCAATCCATAATATTCTTTTGATTTAATAGATCATCAAATACAAAAGATGGATCAGGATAGATATTACGAATAATATGCGTGTATGATCTACTATGAATTGTTTCAGAGAATGACCAAGTTTCAATCCAGTTCTCTACTTCAGGTAAAGATACAATAGGAAGGAATGCTAAGTTTGGAGCACGACCTTGAACGCTATCAAGTAAAATTTGTCGCTTAAGATTACTTGTAAAAATATGCTGCTCGTTTTCAGTAAGCGACATAAAATCTTTTTTATCTTTTGATACATCTACCTCTTCAGGTCTCCAAAAGAATCCTAGTTGTTTATCTGTTATTTTATCCATTTGTGGATATTTTACTTCATCATATCTTTGAATATCAACCGCCTCATCGAGAAACATCATTTTTTCTAAGTGCGATTTTTTATTCTTCTTCAATACTGCCATTAATTTTTTCCTTATATTTTACAGCTTTCGCAGTCGTCTTCTTCGTATTGTGGACTTTCACCATCGTATGTATGGTTTGTTTGTTCATCAACCATTTCTCCAGCACCATCAAAGGTGTTAAAGTAGTAAAGTTGCTTTAAACCATATTTGTAAGCTGTTACTAAGTCAGTCATCATTATAGACATAGGGATCTTATTGTCTTCGAAGTGTTCTGGATTATAAGATGTATTTACACTAATGCCTTGATCTATGTACTTTTGAAGAATCGCACAGATCTTAAGATAACCATCAGGAGACTTTTGATCCCATAATAGGTCATACTTATTTTTAAGATGGTGGTAACCAGGAACTACCTGAGCCATTACTCCATCCTTTGACTGCTTGTAACTAACTAATGCACGAGGTGGTTCAATACCATTCGTACTATTAGAGATTTGAGCGCTTGTTTCTGCTGGCATAAGTGCCATGAGTGTAGAATTACGAGTACCTGTTTCTTTGAGTTTCTCTCGAAGCTCGTTCCACGGTAGTCTTTCTGTATGCTCTATTAAATTATTTAGCTCTCTTTTATATGTATCAATTGGCAATACTCCATCGGCATATTTTGTGTGATTTTTCAAAGGAATTTCACCTTTTTCACTTGCTAATTGCTGAGAAGCTTTAATTAAGTAATATGACCATGCTTCAGCATATTCATCTACTATTTCAAATGCACCTTCATCATATTTAAGACCACGTTTAGCTAGGAAGTATGCTAAGTTGATAATACCTATACCAAGTGGTCTACGATTCATAGTGCCCCGTTCTGCTGCGCGTACAGGGTAAGACTGATAATCAAGCAGCTCATCCAAAGCACGGACAGAAAGATCACAATACTTTTCAAATTCTCTGGGCTCATTGATTAGACCCCAATTGATTGCTGATAATGTACATAACGAGATTTCTCCTTCTTCAGGACTATCTGATAGTGGGCTTGTTGGTAGATCAATTTCACAACATAGGTTACTCATACGAACTGGAGCAACTTTAGGTTTAAACGCGCCATGTTCGTTTGCATGATCTACGTTCATAATATAGATTCTACCGGTATCTTTACGTTGTTGAATAAGAGTAGAGAATACTTCAGTTGCTGGCAATGTCTTCTTGCGAATAGAACGAGTCTTTTCATACTTTTCGTATAGAGTTTTAAACTTATCTTGATCATCAAAGAAAGACTCATACAAACCAGGTACATCACTTGGACAAAAGAATGTAATATCACCATTAGTTAACAGACGTTCATACATCAGTTTATTAACTTGAAATGCATAGTCCATATGACGTACGCGATTTTCTTCAATACCTTTATTGTTTTTAAGTACAACTAGATCTTCAAATTCGTAATGCCACATTGGTAGATATACAGTAGCAGCTCCACCGCGAACACCACCTTGAGAACAAGACTTTACAGCAGCTTGAAAATACTTTAAAAATGGAATAAGACCTGTATGTACAACTGATCCATCGCCAACACGTGATCCTTCAGCTCTAATTGAACCAGCGCCAATACCAATACCCGCTTTCTTAGAAATATATTTTACTATTGAAGTGGCAGTTGCGTTGATAGAATCCAAACTATCACCAGATTCAATAAGCACACAACTCGAAAACTGACGCGTTGGCGTACGAACTCCAGCCATGATGGGCGTAGGGAGCGAAATATAGAACTGAGATATTGCATCATAATAATCCTTGACATATTTAAGTCGAGTTTCCTTAGGGTATTTTCCAAACAGAGTAGCTGAAATCATCATATACAATATTTGAGGCGTTTCATAGTGGACTTTAGTCTTTCGATCTTGAACTAAATACTTGCCTCTAAACTGTTCCATACCAGCAAAGGTGAATGTATCATCCCTATCGTGTTTAATTGAAGCATCTAGTTCTAATAGTTCTTCGCGGGTATATTCCTGCATAATTGCGCCATCATAAACTCCACGGCTTACGTTATCAATTACGATTTCTACTAATGGCTTTGGAACATATTGACCATAGACTTCTTTACGAAGCTTATAAGATATTAACCGAGCTGCAACATATTGATAGTTTGGCGTATGCTCTGAGATTAGTTCTGCCGCTGATTTGATAAGAAGCTCGTGAATGTCATACGCTGGTATCTTATCATATAATTGTATATTTGCTTTAATTTCTATTTCGGAGACTGAAACTCCGGATATGTCGGCAGTAGCCCATTCTAGAACTTTGTGTACTTTTTCTAAATCAAAGTCTTGTGATGTGCCGTTGCGCTTAGTTACGTGCATCGTCATAAGTGGTTGTCCATCATTCATAGTTTATTAATTAGTAATAGTATATATTATAACATAAAACTCACGCTTTGTAAACGTTTATTTTGTTTTATTTTTTTTTCAATTCGTTGACGATAGCCTTTTGAATAACAGGAAGTTCCCATATAGTCATAAAATCAGCTTCTAGATGATCTAATCGATCAGCTTGAAGTGGATATTGTTTTCTAAACTTTGCGTCTTTTTTAGCCAATTCAAGGTCATACTTTACAGCAAAGTATTCCATATATTGATCGACTTTCTTTTGAAACCATATACCCATAGTGGTACCTTGAAACCATTGGTAGAATGAACTACCAATGACTGAAGATAATATTGATTTAAGTGTAAGTATTAATAGCCAATGCATATCACTTCTCCGTTTTAGCTAGCTTTTTAATAGCTTTAACATAGTTAGGCATTCCATGGTCTACAACACCATCAAAGAATGTCCATTTTTTCCATGACTGAATAATACCATAAAAGAAATCAGTCCATGTTGGCTTTAAAGCCTTATCGCCAAATCTATCAAAGTAAATCATAGTACCGTGATGTCTAAATCCTAGCCACGCTGGTGGGATTCTACATACGATATCGTTGTTATTCATAAATCTATAATGATCACATTTTATATTTTTGATGAATCGTTTACCTCCGACTCTCGGCGATCCGAATGTGAAGAGTTCTTGAGGTTCATAACGTGTGGCACTAATAGTAGCCATAGCAGCACCCAGACTATGCCCAGTAAAATATACATCTTTTCTTACCTTTAGTTGGTCATTATGTTCTAGTTCTTTTACAATATCCATCCATACATCGTCGACTTCTTCTTGGAAACCTCCATGGACTTTACCTCCAGCTACTGCTGAATTTTTAATAACTTTAAGATCAGCCATAACATCGTTGAGTCTGTTTGGTTCTGTTCCTCTAAATGCAAACCATAGATCATTTCTATCTTTTGCTACGAGTACTTCTGCGCCGTCTCTGCTAATAATTGTACCTGAACCAAATCCTAGTTTTTTACAAGCCGTATCGGCTGGCTTAGGGTTCATATATGCGATTGCTGATAGCTTTGCTGCTACTTCTGCTCTTTCCCATACTGTCATATCGTCTTTCATTTTACTCATCTTTTTTCTCCACTTTAATTTCCACTGCTCCAGCATCTTCGTCGCCTATTGTTACGTTTCTGTAATAAACTATTACTTCACCGAGTTGATTAATATATCTTTTAATCTCTTGTGTATTATAAGCCATTAACTCATAATCGGCAACGCTCATAGCAACAAATACTGTATCGCCTCCGTGCATTTTTTTAATATCATCAATAAACTTATCAAAGTATGTATATCCTTCAGGGTATAGATCTTCTCTACCAAGCTTACAATCAGACTTTCCTTCTTCGTTTTTTAAACAATTTTCAATAATTTTAGTGTCTGAAACTACGTACCACTTAGGTTCTTTTAAGTTTAAAGATCTTGGTAATACTGGTTGTACAATATCAATCTTAATTGGTTTAGTTATTATTTCGACTTCACGAGGTGGTTGTTGTAATAGACTACACCCACTAATCATTAAGAGAGCTAATACGATTGCTATCTGCTTCGATACCATCAAACACCTCCTTTGTTGCATTATTAATTCGTGTTTCCATCAATCCAGGTCTAGCGCTTGCGAGCTTAGCAATGTTATGCCTACGGAATATATCCATATATTCAGACATTTGAGTTTCGTATTGCTGATTTTGTACTTGAAGACCTCTAAGAGAATTAGAAGTCTTTTCCAAGTTACTTTGAATTGCCTCGATCGCGGCCTTTTGTTCTTGATCTCTTAGATCTTGAGCTAGAATAACCTTTGTTTGTTCTTCTAGCTTGTTCTTCATTGGTACAACAGAGAATTGGTAATACATCATACCAGTAAAACCCATAGCAACAATAATTCCAATCAATATTTTACTCATATAATTTTAACCTATATTAGAAGTCTACTACACCATTTTTCCAAAAGCCCTGAGGTTCTAAAACATCTTGAATCTGATCTCTAAGATCTGTATCCATAGCTCTTAAAGCGCCTTGCATAACTTTTTTATTACCTTTACGGAACAATGCTTCAATTCGCTTAACTTGTTTAGCGTCTTGACCTTTCATTTTATTACCAAGATCATTTAGTCCTTGGACGGCTTTAGCGACTTTAGGATCTACAGATTCAGTAAGAGCATCAATAAGTTTTTGAACAGTAATCTTTTTCTTAGGATCCAAAGCTCCACGAACTACAGTTTTGTCAACATCAACTAAGTCGTCGCCATCAAAATAAACCTTTGGCTTTCTGCTTGCTTTCTTAAGAAACTTAGACAATTCCATCTGTGGAATATCAGCAGCCATGGCCTTAGGATTTACCTTAGCGGCTTCTTCAATAGCATCTTCTTTAACTACTGATAATTCAGAAGGTTTATGATTCATTGTCTTTTTACCAACACCAACCTTAACACTATCTTTAGTAACACTTAGAACTGTACCAATTCCGCCGTCCTTCATTTTGACTTTAGATCCTTCAGGAAACTGAGATGCCATTTGTGCAATTTGCTTGCGTAGATTCTCATCTAGTGCTTCTTCTAGACCTTCTTTAGTAATCTTAAATGAATCTGCTGATGCAGCTTTAAGAGCAGGATCTTTCCATAACTTCATAGCTTTATTAATTGCTTCAAAACCTGAACGAGCTTTAACAACTTGCTTATCACCTTTCTTAAGTTTATTGACTGGCTTTTGAACAGTTACTGTCCAAGTTGACACAGCTTCTCTTATTTCTTTAAACGTTTTCATTTTTTGCTTCCCTTTTTGCTTCGGCTGCTTTGCGCCTAGCAACTATTCTTTCTACGAATTTACGGCCTGCTTTGGTTCTACCATCGTATAGATCTTTCTTTTTCTTTTTCTTAACAGCATCCGCTGGCATAGATACACCACCCGATGCTACTGAATTTGCTGCTGCGTCTTCCCACATATCTTTAAATGTTTTCATCGTTTTAAATCCACACTAGTTACTAGTATTTTTTGTTTAGTTAAAACGTGTTCTACTTGGTATACGTTTAAACCGAATATATTACCATAGGCTTCTGTAAAATCAATGGCCTTTACCTTAGTATTTATACTAGCGATCACTTCACCGGTGTTTGGAGACGCAATATCTTGTACTAATGTATATGTTCCAGGAGCTAATTTGTTTTTATCAAACCATGAAGCGCTTTCAGATATATCAATTGTTTCTTCTAAATCGTCAAATACATCGTTTAATATGTTTCTAATCTCATCATCAGTAAGACCTGTATTTTCTTTAATTAAAAATAAAGCTGATGCGTACGATGCTAGTTTAGTTTGACCAAATGGTAACTTATTAAGTAAACGTTTTACATTAAATACTAGTCTATGAAAAACCGTGTATGCTGATTTTTCTTGTGGAGTTTTTCGATCTTTAGCTTTCTTAAGAACATTACCATTAGCGTCAATAATGCCTAGTTCATATGCATCGGTCTTATCCCAAGACGAGACTAATAACTTTAGAAACCTAAAGGCATAGAATAAATCAGCTGTTCTTGAGACTACGCTCATTAAAGTTTCCTCAGTTTATCTATTATGACTTGATCTAATGGTATTTCTACCTTAGCATCTTCCGGAAGATAATTCAGGAAGATTAAAAAAGTCTTTAGCATTGAATGATGTTCTGGTTCTATTTTAAACCACATCATTCTGTTAGCTGCTTCAATACCAAAAACGTTATATAAGACAATAATGTGGTTCAATATAAGCCTTTCTTGCAAGTCATCATATTGTTCATATCGTCTAAGTAATCGTTTTAGATACTTAAATCTTGTTAAATCTTCTTTAAACTCTTCAACGTCACAACACTCAGGATTATTGTAATGTTGTGACGCAAAGAGCTCAAAGTTTCTACTAGTTAGTTTGTCAAATAATTTCATCATATATTATATATAACTAGTCTTCTTCGTTGTCTGCCTCGTAACCAGCATCGACGTAATCAAAGAATTCTTTCTTCTTATCGCCTTCTAGTTCACCCGGTGATTTAACACCAAACTTTTTAAGAGCTTTGTTAAAGAATGCTTTATACTTAGCTTTATCTTCTAAAAGAGTATTCATAGCATGAGCTTCTTCAATTACCGCTTCGCTTACTTCTTCATTAGCTAGTTGTAATGCAGCTGCTACTTCTTTATCTTTAGACAAACCTTTCTTCATCTGTTCGATTTTCTTAACAGCACCAGTCATATTACCACCCATCTTAAGAGCAGTTTCTACAGCTTTCTTAACTAAGCCTTTATCAGCCTTTTTCTTGGCCATCATAGCAGCATAGTTAGCAGGAACTTTTACTTCGTCAACTTCTTCCTCGTCGTCACAAGAAGCTTCTTTAACTACAGAACCATCTTCTTTTTCGCCAGACTTCTTAACTTTATGCTTGCCTTTAAACTCTTTTTCGCCTTTAGCTTTAGGCTCAGCCACTTCATCAACTTCTGGCTTGTCATGGGTATAACCCTTCTTAGCAAGAGCTTTATGTTCAGCTTCGTCTTTAGCCACTTCTTTTTCACCAGTCTTTGGATCAAACATATCGTGTGGATATTTTACTTCTTCTTTTACTTTACCTTCGATTACATCGCGAACAGAATCAGCAACGCTTGCGATAATATCGTCTTCATATTTTTTCATATCTTTCTCCTATTTTATGAAAAGCATTCCTGTGATAGCTGTTGCGGCTGATGCCATTACTATCCAGAATAGTTTATTAATTATATTTACAGTCGCTTGATTTTCTCTCACGACTTGATCTAACTTATCAACTCTATTTATAAGAGTTAATATTTGTTCTCCTTGTTGCTTACCAAACTCAGCCATTGTAGCGATCTTTTCTTCGGCACGAGCTAATGATATAATAGCATCAGAAAGCCTATCTATTTTTTCTTCGATTCTATCTAATCGTGCTGATTGTTGAGCACGTTGTTCATTAGCTGTTTCCATATTTTACAACCCTACATTTTAAAGGTGTAACACCTTTTATTAATCTATGGTATTCATGATGTTTGATGTCAAACACCATACCCTTTTTTAAAAGCCAAGGTAAACATTTCTGTAATTGAAACTGCCAACCTTCACCTTCTAATATTTCTATTTCTCTGTCTTCAAAGTCTCTATGCCAAACGTATTCAGCGTCTTCGCACGTGGGGTCAAAGGTTCTTACCTCTCCATCTTCCCAATACGGTTTACCAAAAGTAAGATCCACCACCTTTAAGCCCCAAGTCTTTAGCATACTTCGGGAGGCGACACGCCCAATAGCCTGCTTTCATTTTGTCAGTCTTAGTATCACAGTTATGACGAGATGCAAAGTTTCTTGCAGCATCTCTATCTCCAATCTTTGATGTAAGACCACCCTTTTCGTCGCCAAATTCTATTTTCTTTACGTTTCCAGTCTTAGGATTTTTAACGTAAACAACGTATTTCTTTTTACCACTAGATCGCTTAGGTTTGTTTAACTCAGGATCTCCAGCTTCGTCGATTTCGATCATAGGCTGTTCTAAAGGAACTTGAACTCCTTCGTACAAACCAAACCTTTCTTCAATATGTTCTAAAAAATTATGCATTAGTTACCCTTTATAGTTCTTACGATTTTACTAATTATCATTTTAAGAGCTGTTTGGTATGCAAATCCGTATCCCCATAACCAATGGAACGTGTGGTTTTTTTCTATTTCTTCTTTACCACCAAACTTTCTAGTCCAGTTATCTACAAACTCGCCTTTATATCTCAATACGGCATGTGATACTTTTGTTTTACTTGGTCCTACTAAACATATACCAGCTTGATGTGTAATTAATAACCACCACATTTTAAGATGACTTTCTCCAGCCAATCTCCAAAGGATAGATAGCGCATAGTCTTCGCAATCTCCTACAAACTTACCTTCAGCGTCTTCTGAATAGATAATTTTCCAAGAATCAGCAGCGCCGAATTGTTCTTTATCGGTTCTATACTTCCACTTTGCTGTAAACGATGATACTATTTTATCTCTTGATTCTACTTCTTCTCTATTCATTTCTTTTGTCCTTTTATCCAACGTTGAGCTATAGCGTTTTCAGGAGCTTTATCAGCCCAAGTTTTTATTCTTTTAAACGCCCCAATCGTCTGACTATCAATGTCAGAGCCTTTAGAGTTATCAACTATTAATAATCTGTTTCTAAATAATCCTTGAAATTTACCAATATTCTTTTGAACATCTTTCCACATTTTAGTAACTAAACTGTCTTCTAAAGATCGAGATCTTAACTTGTTTCTTTCTAATGCAGTTTCTAAATCTGTATTAACAAATATCATATGAACAGCATAGCCAATTTCTCTTAACATATCAACTTGCTTTTTAATCTTATCATAGTCCTTACCAGTACCATCAATAACAATACCCATTCTACCTTGAAGAGCAAAGTTCATTTTCTTACCAGTAATAGCTTTTGCTTTAGCTCTTACAGCTTGACCTTGAGCTGATGCAATATCTTCTGGAGAAGCAGTAAGTCCTGCTTTCTTTAATCCCTTTTCAAAAGCATCATCAGAATTAATTAATCTAAAACCTAATGCTTGTAAAGCTGTTTTACCTACAACAAATGATTTACCAGAACCTGGGCCACCTGCTAAGAATACAGCTTTAAAAATAGAAGGATCGTTTACGCCTTCCATAAGTTCTAAATGTTCTTTAAAATTATCCATTATTTTTTAATATCGTATCTAAATGATTTATCTTTAGCTTGGCCTTTCTTTGTAATACCATAGCCAGCCATTTGAGCTAGTGCTTGTAACTTAGGCCAGTTTTTTTCAGATTTCTTTTGGCTTCTAGCTTTAAACATATCATCTTTAATCTTTTTAAATAGAGTATCAAGTATATCCATATCATCCATTACAAGAGGAGACTCATCAATGGAGTCTTCTTTAGCATACTTAGCTTTAAGTCTATCTAGCTCAGCTTTACGATCTTTAGCTCTCTTATCTAGATCAACGCCTTTACCTTTTAAGCGTTTAGTTAATCTTGATGCTGCTGATTTTGCTTCTTGTATTTCTTTAAATGTTTTCACTAGCTTCCCCTTACCTTTGCTGCAAGATCTTTATCAGCTTTACCCCATGTTCCAGATGACTTAGTTGTAAATGAGTTAACTCGAGCTAATCCCCACTGAGTTGGATTTGTTCCTGGTCTATGACTTGTTTTCCAAGCAGCATAACCACGATCAAATACTTTCTTTAGGATACCATAAGGCATGCCTGATTTTTCAGCTTTCTTTTTAAGTGCTGATTTAGCATCAGCTTCTTCTAATGATTGTGAAAAGCTTTTCATTTCGCCAAACTTCTTTTTAAAATTCTTGGTATGTTGGCTTTCAGGTGCATTAGGTCTTTCTTTATCATGAGCTGCTTTTTCTTTAGAATCCATATCGGTATATTTCTTTTCATCTAAATGTTCTACATCATCTAACCAAACTCTCTTCTTCCATTCGCCAAATTCGACAACTAAAAAGTTAGTGCCACATCTTTTAATAACACCAATTTGATTTGTTTCTTTTAAAACAACTTCATCGCCTTTTTTAAAAAGGTTACCTGTTATAAACTGTTCTCTTTTTTCTGATACTGTTTCTAGTTCAACGTGCTTTCGATGCATGTGAGATTCTTTTAGACCCATACCCTTTCTAATAGTATTAAACAGCGCCTTTGAATCTTTATAACCTTTAGGCATTCCCTTTGTAAAATTTTCTAAATCGTTATCTGAAGCATATGCTCTTAATTTAGATGCAGACATACCTTCAACGCCTTCAGCATCTGGATCTCTTTCTCCAGCTGAAACGATTTTAATACCATTTTGAAAGTTATAGAAACCATGTCTAGAATCGACACCGTTATATTTATTGAGAAGAGTATCAAACTCTTTAACTCTATCTGAGCCTGCGACCATAGTTACTGAGGTATAACCTTGGTCATATAATTTAGTAGCAATGTCCATAACATGTCTAACATCGCTATCAGCCATTACGCTACGAGCATGTTTTGGAAACATTTTGCGTAAGAATTTTACTTTGTCTTTAAACGATAAAGGATTCTTTTTAGCATCTTGTGATTTTGAACCATATATACGATATGGATTACTACCAGCCGTTTTCTTTAGCTTGTCAAAAAGTTTCTCATGGCCTGAAGTTGGTGGATTAAATCTACCAAAGACGAAATAGACTTCGCCTTTAGCTTCAGTTAAATAGTCGCTAAAACTTTTAATTTTCATATTATTCGTCGTTACCTTTGCTCTTCAATTTAGCTCTATCAGCTTTCTTAATTGCTGGTAGTAACTTTTTAGCAATCTTTGCAATTGCTCCTTTTTTAGATACTAATTTCTTTTCAATACCAGCTCTGCCAGCATATGATAGATCACCTTTCTTTTTATTCTTAAGTATTTTTTGTATCATGATATCACGAGCTTGTTTCGTGGCACGACCTTTGAGTTTTTCGGGAGATGCTAATTTTTTTGCTGCTTTCTTTTTACCTAGAGCAATTTTAGCTTTGTTTTTTCTGAAACTAGCTTTCATCTTCATTCTATGCTGAAGTGTCATTGCTTCAGAAGTATCAACAGACTCTTCAGATAGTTCTGCTTCGTGTTCTTTAAACGTTTTCATTTTTATCCTCGGTTCCATTTAGTTAGGATTATCCCAACCTTTAATAATGTCTTTGCTAAAGTTATTGGTAGAAAATTCTAATCTATCAACTAATTTAACTGCTCCACCTTCCATACGATCTATTGCAACAAAACCTTCAGGGTTGGTTACCTTAAATCCGGATTTAGTCTTAACAAAAGTACCAATTTTATTTAAACCATTTAGTTTATTTATAATAATTAATTTGCTATCTACCACTAAATTTTGTAAATCAAACACATTCTGTAAGTTTTTTATATTAGACTTGTCAAAAAATGCAAGTAATTGATCTCTTTTAGCAATTTGAGTATCTTTACCCTTTTGACTATTTCGCTTGTCAATCTCTTTTTGATAACGATCTTGAACAAACATAATAAGACCAGTAGCATGCTTCTTAGTGTCTGTGATTCTTTGACCTTCTCTGACTTTCCTATTGTTATACACATTAATAACAAGGTTTAGTTCTTTGTTTGACTCTAACTCTTTAAGAGTAGATCCAGATATTTTTTTAAATAACTTACCAGCGGCTGAAAGTTTACTATTAAGTAATTCAGTATCTTTTTTGGTTAATGTAGCAGTTCCTGATAGATCAGATAAAGTAGCATCGACCATCCAAACATCTTTTGAAGCTTTTAATTTTGGTACAATTTCTCTACCAAATTCAGCTATCATCGTTTCGAATGTTGCTCCAGAATACGTTGTATGCCAAACAATTCCGATCTTAGCTGATCCAATCGTCTTAGCGAGAGCACTACCAGTAGGTACTGCGTAAGCGATAGTGTTAGGATGAAACACAATATGACTAACTCCATTTATATTCTCCTTTTTAAGGTCGGACTTATCGAACATAAAATCACCTTGAATCACGCCTTTCACACCAAGAGGCTTAATGTAATCAAAGGCCATTTTCAACTTTTTAGCTAAATCTCCAGAAGTATCAGCATCGATATCAGCATGAGACTTATAGATCTTTGGATTAGCATTAAAGATACCTTTCTTTGCTACAAAGAATTGTCCATCAGATGGATCTTCTCCAGCAAATACGGCGGGAGCGCCATCCCATTTAACAGTAACGTCTACTGCAGATTTTGCGTTACCCGACAGCATATCTCGCAATGATCTCAATGCAAGTATAGCTTGGCGCGCCCCCTTAACTCCGCCATCAAGAATAAGATCCTCAATATGAATCATATGAGTGTTCTTTCCTGCGGCTTCAGCCAGTTGATTTTTAAATCCTTTCATTATTCGTATACCTTTACGTATGCGCTAGAGTCTTCAGATTTAGATCCAGCATAATTAATAATTTTAGTTAGCCATCGATTGGCCTTTGTTCCAGTGTTTTTGTCAACATTGTATACAACATATAGACATGCTAATTTAGAACCAACCCAATAGACATCCTTTTGAGATAGTTCTTTTGCAAAGTTTTCAAACGTATCGTTATTATAGAAATTACTATATAGTTCAAAGAATATAGTAACTGATCTTTTATCACCCTTGACTATTTTCTTTGCTAGCTGATTGATTTTAGCATTGTCTGGTATGTTCTTTCTAAATACAAGTTTCATAGCATCTGACATAATACCATAACCAGCACCGCCGCCTCTAGCAGTTTTAAGAGCAATTTCTCCTTTGATCGCTCCACCGGCTGAACCAGCTCTTAATTCAAATTTACCTTCATCAAAGATAATTGTAGCACCTTTGTTTGACCAAAATGTTCCACGCTTTTCGCCTTGAAGTAGTATACTAAGTAGTTTATGATCATCTGTATCAGGTGGTAGTTTAATGTTATATTCCTTAGCTTTTGCTTTCTTTTTAACTAGCTTAAGAGATATACCAACTAATTGACGATCAACGAATGCTTGTAGCAACGACTTATTATAAGCCGCAATTGAACTTGTGTCAAGAGATTTAAGATCAAATGATTTTTCTACAGCCCAAAAGTCACCAGGATTCCACTTATCATCTTTGACTGGTTTTTGATCTGAATTTTTGTATGCTAC